GCATCCCCTGTTTCATCATAAAACCTATCAGGGTCATCTTTAAATTTCTTTAGCTCTGGTAGTTCATTACCATAACCATCTTCCTTAATGACATCCTCTTTACGCTTTACTATATTCCCTTTAACCTTTTCAAAGTCGTCTTCATTAGGATGTCCAGCAAAGATAGCGTTCCATGCTTTTTCCATCTCTTCGTCAGTTATATCTTGCTTTCTTCTTCCACTACCTTTTCCCATTATTGTCCCTCCGTAAATTTAGGTTTTTGTAATCCAACAAAACCACATGATTGTTTATCTGTTGGTGCAAAGTCAAAAGAGCTATCTGAGTTATGACCTATTGGCATATACAGGTAGTCTTCTTGTTGACAAAGCATTATTTTAGCACCTTGTGATGCACAGTTCATATTGTAATAATCTAAAGCATGGTCGCAGTTGACAAAGTTAGATACATAGACTAAATCATCATATGAGTCTGTGTAAGATACTGCCATTACAAAATTGCCTACCCCTACCTTACTACCTTTTTCATTTGCTATTAACGCTGAAGCAAACACACCATAAACAGCTATTATTAATGCTACTACTACAAGCTGTATTATTAATGTATTAGATAGTGATTTTAATTGCTTAAGTCTTTTACGCTTTCTTGCTTGCTCTGCTTTATGCTTAATTTTCCATATCTTTACTCTTTCTTGCTCTTCTTTATATTTTCTAAATGCTATATTTTTATATCCTAAATAAGCCATTAGTTTTCCTCCAGTTCTATTAAAAGTTTAACAGTGTGTATTGCCTTATATAAGTCTTCCACACCTCCCTTGTCTTTATATCTAGTAATATACTTAATTGCATTACCTTGTAAGTAACTTAAATTATTTTGCTCAGCATATACTGCTGGCTGTATTGCTAACTTACTATAATGGTCACCACCAACCTGTTCCTTTAGTGGATTTTTTACTTCAAAATCAATCGATGTCAAAATTTAATTCCTCCTTCATTCGTTGATGTAATTCACGCTGAGTTCCATACCTTTCTTCCCACATCTTTTTACCTATAGTATGAATACCCATACGCCCTTGGTGATGATAGTGACAAAGAGGTATCATCTCTTCATCTTTCATGCCTAGTCCAGTCTTATCTCTAATGTGATGAATGTTACAAGGAGGTAAATCTTCTACCCCCTCATACCATCTGCACACCACACAACCAAACTCTACCATCTTTTGCATTTTAAGCTTGTCTGCTTTTTTCATCAGACAACCTTACCTACCCATGAACCATTTTTTACTACCATAGGATGGATGCGAGGCTGACCATCTACAATCACTAACGATGACATAACAAACCTATCCTTAAAGTTTTTAGCATAATTAAACGCTAATGATTTTTGGTTAGTTAAGCAACCGGTCTGAGCACCCCAAACTAATTTATCTGGGTTACTAAAATACTGAATGCTTGCTTTGCTATGATAGTGTCCCTGAACAGTATGCATGCCCATCTTCTGAGCTACTTGCAAAACATTTGCTGACATACCGTGAGTAAAGAAACACCTAGAAGCATCGTTAAGAGTAATAGTTAAATCGTTAACCCATTTCCAGCCCTTACCTACTTCCAGAAAGTCATTGTAGTGTTTTAGATAGGCTTTAGGTAATCCATACTTTAAAGCTCGTCTATACACTAACGATGAATGATTAGAGTCAACTAAAGTCATATCAGGAAATATCTTTTCTAAATCCTTAATATATGCCTTGCTTAACTTTAACTCATCACCGGCACTAGGTAGGTCAGGGTCGTTATCATGCATACTAATAGCATGCTGGTCCAACTCGTCACCTATGTTTACTACTAAATCAAAACCCTTATAATGTTTCTTTAGTGCCCTAAGAAACTTAAATGAGTCTTTGTGGTGGTATGGAATATGAAGGTCACCAATTACCATCACTTTTTTGTATTGTGTCATATTAATAGTCTCCTTTAAATTGAAATCCTAATGTGCTTGCAAAACGCTCAACTTGTTCTAAGTATTCCACAAACTCTTTTATTGTTAGTTTAGATGTTGATGGCACAACCACCATTTCATCGCCTAACATTTCTTGCTTGTAACTAAGAAATTTATATTTCATAAGCTCGTGCATCTCACCTTCATCATACCCAAGAAAAGAACCAAGCTCAGTTATTAATTTCCAATACCTTTTATTTTGCTCTACGCTTCTATTAAAGGCAAAAGGTTTAACCTCTATTTCCCAAGCTTTAGATAAGTCTAACTCACCAATTAGCTTTCTTGCGTGTTCCAGTTCCTCGCTTGATGTCACTTTCAATCTTGTCATATCCCTTGCTCCTAAAAATTTTACCTTCTTTAGATGTCGCCTTAAACTCTACGCCATCCCCAAATGTTTTCTTTATTTCCTTAATGAAGTCTTTAATCATCATGATAGCCACTCCGAATAAGAGAATGTCTCAGGATGAAAATCAAAATTCCATTTAGCCTCTAAGCCTTTTCCATGTCTTTGTTTAACCAAATGCACAGAACACTTAGGGGTAAACATAATTTCATTTGTAGTATCACCATTTCTCTCAGCTTCTTCTCGTTCTTTATTTCTGTGAACGGATATTACATTGTCAACTAAGTTGGTAATATTTGCACTTCCTGCAACATCTAATTTTGTAGCGTGTTGATAATCAGAAGCTGTTTTCCTGCTGTGAGCAACTAAGAATAAATGTATATTTAAATCTCTTGATGCTACTGCAAGTTCATCCAGAAACTTTTTCTGTCTGTTTAAATCATCTTCAGCTATGCCACACTTCATGAGTGAGTCAATAACCATGATTTTAACCCCAAGTTTTTCAGCACAGTAGTAAATTACTTCAAGCACTTTTTTTGTGCTGGTCGAACCTTCAGGGTCATACAGGTAAAGATTATTTTCTAACTGACTTAAAAAATCTTTTATGTAATCATCGTTAGGCATTGCTTCGCCTGTTTGCTGACACATCCTGCCCAGTGTTGCTTTAGGTAGCATCTCAAAAGATGCAATCATAGTCTTCTCTTTTTTCATTAGATGCAGTATTACTTGGTTAAGCCATGCTGATTTACCATGACCAGAATATCCAGTGACTACAGTTGTCTCACCCATCCTTACCTTAAAGTCATTCTCAGTGTTGATGAATGGTAAAGATATTCCGCCTGTTAAGTCTTCATAAAAATGTTTCCTAACATCTTCAAAATACTGACTTGGCTTTTTTATCTTTAAATGTTCACCGGTATCTCTTTCTTCCATGTAATTAGAAATTTCTTTATCAGTGATAATGATATCTTCTAATGTTTGTGATGTCATTTAACTTTCTCCTTTATCCATTCTTTATCTACTAATCTGTATTTAGTTATTTGAGAGTCAATGCCTCTTGCTTTTAGATATGACCTAGACTTAAATGCACTCAACGCCCAAGGTGTTACTAAATACTCTTTAATACCGCTTGATAATCTATATACAATCATTTTTCTCTCCTATGTTGGTGGATAGTGTAGGACTCGAACCTACTCACCCAGAGGGAATGGATTTACAGTCCACCGCAACTCTCCTACTTTGCCGACTATCCGTTATTGGTGGAGTAGAGCGGACTCGAACCGCTGTCCTAGATGCTGACTTAACTTTACATCTAGTCGAAACCTTAGCTACCCCTATTTTGTATGTCTGTATGCATCTCTAACATTTGCTACAGCCTCTAATAATCTATCGTGTTCTTTATCATTAAGTGGCTTACCTTTTCTTATGTCAGCACTTGCTAGTCCAATAATTAACACTTCATCTCTAATCATTTTCAATACTGAGTAAGGATTAAACTTACTTCCTTCTGCTTGATATAATTTGTTGTCAGGTAGTATATCTTTCCACTTTAGTCCACTGGCATCTAGTATTGATTTAATATCGCAACCAGCAAAACAGTTTAATAAAATTCTATCTGCCTCTCCCTGTTTAATTCCTAACGAATTACTTTTGTCAGCGTGTGCAGGACAACGGCACGAGTATTGGTTCGCACCGCTTTCCCTTACATTATCAAAGTGGTTTAGCACCTCTTGGATTAAAATGGCACATCCTCACCTTCTACGCTAGCATTACTACCAGCCTGAGAAGATTGAACCTGTGGTTCAGACAACCTACCACTTAAAAACTTAACTCCTGATTTACTTTCTCTAATCCAGCAAGCCATACGCATTTCCTTGCCACCTTCGAGAGTTATAGTTCCTGTGTAATCAGGTCTTGCTTCATTATCACCTTTCTCATTCTTAAATAATGCAAATGAGTTAGTGTTATCATATTGTTCAGCCATTGTTATTACCTCCTTTTTTAATTTTAGTTATTAAGTCTTCAACTTCAATATCAAAGTCTCTGACCGCTTCTTTTAGCTTAGCTATTATCTCTTCATCTTTTTCTACCTTAACCCATTTTAACCTAAGTTCAGGTGGGTAGTCCGGATGATAAGAACAAAAGTAAGCATAGTCACTTTCTGTGCAAGCTATTTGCCATTGAACCTGATACTCATAGTTCTTTGGCATTTTATCTGATAAAAGATTTTTAGCATGAGTTACATGAGTTGGACATTTGATTTCCAGCACAGCATTCTCACCTCTAATTAATCCATCAGGACTTGCACTTGTGTTTACAATCTCAGGATGGTCAAAGCTACCACAAAGGGCAACTTCTTTTCCTGTTGTTGCTTCAAACAAAGTTCTAGCATCAGGCTCACGCTCAACGCCATCGTGCATAGCTTGGTTCATGAAATTAGGACTGGCAGATTTACCAGTTATCCTTTCAATAGCAAGCTCCATTCTGAGTCTAGTTTTATATGTTGACTCCCCATATTTTGTTTGTTTCATTAGGTCAGATAATTTACTAGCCGTAATTTTACCCATCCTAACTTTAAACCAATCTTCACTGCCTTGAATTAGCTGTTC